GTTTCATTTTTATAATTTTAATTAATAATAAAGAAGCCTACGCTTCGCTTTTTTATTTGTGTTTCAATGTTATTTCGGTGTTTAATTTCACGTTTCGCAACTTATACGAACCGTTAGCTGCAAGCACTACTTCTGTGTTTCAATTAAAGTTTGTGGATGAAAAAATTTTTTACCTTTCTCGTAATAACTCCACCCCGTATCCCCAAAATAATTTTTCTGAAAATGTACTGCTACTATCGGTCTGCTCCTGCTCCATTCAATTTCTCTACCAACATCATAAAAGCGTATATGTTTTATCCATCCGTTTTGCCCATACATTCTACACAATCCAAGTGCATTAAATATCTTAAATGTAGGTAGTAGGTAAACTATATTATCTGCAATGGCAAAACTATGCTCCATCCAATCGTGAAATATGCTGTATGGTGGGTTGCCTATTATCCAATCAACGCTTTTATTATACTCGAAAAAATTATTCCCTTCCTGTATTTCGCACCAATCGGCATCTGTTGGCATCTGGTTATGAAATACCTTATTCAAGCCTCTGCACGGGTCTAATAACTTCCCAGTTGGTGCAAAATGCTCCATAATATCCTTCACACACCATTCGGGGGTTAATACATAATCACTTTCTACTAATTCCTTATGTTTCATAAAACTTTTTCTTTCGTGTTTCAAATTAAGTTACTGCTATATTTTCCGTGCCAGTCAGCTAACACGCTTTATATGTCATGGCTGAAAAAGCCACGCCACATACAGCCATCCGTTAGCCACAATTAAAAAACTCATCTAAAAGCTTTTCATAATCTTCATTGCGTGGCGTTCCTGTAAACCATTTACCATCTCCCCAGTCTAAAAAGTTTTTTAACAGTTCGCTTTGCTTGCTAACATTTTGTAAATGCAAATTTTTAAACTCGCTTACTACGGTATCAATAGCTATTCCTAGCTCTTTAGGCTCAGCCATTTTGTATTTTCCATCATTGTCACGTCTCCATTTATTATGAATCTCTAGTATTTCAATTGCTTTTTGTATTTTCATTTTCTGCATTTTAATCGTTTAAAAATCAGCACTTACAATTTACCGTTAGGTGCAATAAAATAAAAAAATCCCACCGCACTTTTGTTTTTTCAAAACAATTTTATTTGCATTTGTGCTATTTTTAAGCGTTTCATCGCTGCATTATAATATTCTGGATCTATTTCGCATGCTATTAATTTTCTTTTGTAATTATGACAAGCAATAGCAATACTTCCACTTCCTAAGTGAGTGTCCAGAATTAAATCACTATCACCAGTAAATTCTTTTAAAATCCATTCATATAATCTTATCGGCTTTTGAGTTGGATGTATTGAATCAGTTCTTTCAATGAATTTCCTTCCAAAACCTATCCACTCCTGTTTGTAAATTCTATCACAATTTAGAAATGATGTCCAAGCGAGTTCAAAGTCGCTAAATTTTCCAGTTAAAGGATTAACCTTATCCCAACAAATCCACCCTTTTTTTAGTGGTAGTTGAAAATAATTTCCACCCCAAATAATTTGGTTTTTAGATACTCGCATCAGTTCATTCCAGTAGGATTTTTCAGGTGTTGCATTGTCCCAATTTTTGCTTTTATGTTTAGTCATTACAAAATTTCCCTTTTTGTCATTATCCACCGAAATTCCATAAGGCGGGTCAACAATGGCAATATCAAAATATTTATCAGGGTATTTAGCCATAATTTCCATACAATCAGCATTAAATAATTCAATCATAAAAAAATCCCTCCCTATTTTTTTATTTTACAGACACCTAACACACTTTATATGTCATGGCTGAAAAAGCCACGCCACATACAGCCATCCGTTATACACAAGCGTAAGAAGTGTAGTATTTCAATTCAAAGCCTGTGCAAACTTGCCATAATTATTTTTTGCCCTCGCTCTTTTGCCTATCGGCAATTAGGGTTTTAGCGTGGTTTTCCAAAATATCCTGAGCTAAGTTTTTAAAGTCACTACCTTTATCAATAGCCTCTTTTGCAATTTCTTTTATGCAATCTTCTGTTAAATCTAAATTTTTTCTTTTAAGCATCGTAAGCAACTTTATAAGATGGACATAAATCTTTTCTAATATTAGCTCTATTTAATACAAACGAAGCCATTGTTTTTGTTTCTTCTTTCAAGTCAATTAATCCAAGTTGAAATAAGACAAAAGCAGCAGTATAATCTTTATCATCTTTAAATGTTGTAAATTGAGATTCTGCATCTAATTGATTTACTAAGATGTTTTTGTAAACTTTTTCTTGTCTTTCCGTAAGTTGTAACATAATCGTATGTTTTAAGTTTCTAATTAAATTTCTTATACAAATATACATTTTATATTTTATATACACAAGAAATATTAAAGAAAAATAATCCTCCCCTAAAAATAATTATTACGTCCGTGTTTCAATTGTAGGCAAGTGGTTAAACGCCAGTGTATAACAACGCATAAAAATAAAAGCCTTTGGTAAGGTGGTATTTCAAATCAGCGTTATGCGGTCGGCTTCAATTCTTATGCAAACCGTTAGCGTTCATTTGCCAACGCTCTCTCGTTCTCCTTATTTACAACCAAACAAGCGGTTTCAAAATCCATATCATATTCCATAAGTTCTTTTCTTCTCTCTCTATTAGCTGATGCTCTTTCGGCAGCTTTACTTCTTTCGCCTAAATTCATAGAAGCAATAGCGTCTAATCTTGTATAGCTATAATCTTCCATTCGTTTTACTATTTGCTTTTCAATATCCATAATAATTTAGTTTTAAAATACCAACGCTCAAAAACGAAACGCTAACAATATGTATATGTAATACAGCCAATTAAGTTTGTTTTTAAGTTGAAAGTATGTGCAAGGCTGTACTACACATACATTCAACGTTGTGTGCAATATGGCTTAGTGTCGTGCATTTAATAAACATTCTACCATATAGCCCAAAATATTTAAAAATCTCCCCTCTTTTGGCTTTTGCAAAGCCATTAAAAAAGTGTTTGTTGGTCTGGATGTCCATAAAAATTAATATAATATTTGTCGACATATTCCTTAATGCCATATCCTTTAATTTGGGTTACTGAATTTAAACATACGTTGCAATTTTTTTTAGGATACCATTGAGTTCTATCACCTGTCATTTTAATATACATTGAATTATATTTTAACCAATTATTAAAAGCCTTTGGCATTGTATCTATCCCGCAACAATTCAAACTATCCGAAAATATATGTAAATCATTGTCCCCGCAGCCAATTTTAACATCAGTTATACTTTTAAGTAAATCGACATTTTGTTTTTTTAGATAACTTGGTAATTCATAATCCATTTCATTTTTAGTGTATTTTAAGTATAAATGTGATAATTCATACCCAATACTATCAAACATAAATTTTCGTATAGATTCATTGGCTTTAGGTATTTTTAAATGTTCAATCGTATAATAATTAACAAATTTATCAGTTAATTCTATTAATTGTTTAGCTTCATCCAAATCAATTAAAGGCTGTATTCTAATTGAAACCCAAAATCCACGCCTTTTTAATTCTTTTACAAAATTTATTCTTTCACTTGCTAAAGGTGTATTTGTTTCATATTTACGTATATATTCATCAGAAACACCAATTAAACTAATTTGAAATGTATGTATTTTAGGGTTTAACAACTCCCAATATTCATCAGGTAAATGTGCCACTTTTGTGCTTATGTTTACTGGGTAATTATATTTATTACTAAGTTTTAAAAATTCTTTTGTAATCCCATGCTTCCATTCACGGCTTTGAAAAGGGTCTGCCATACCTCCTAAATGTAAAGGCACGTATTTATTAATCATTTCTTTTTTAATGTTGTTTGTCTCTCCTTTTTCAATTGCTTCAAACATCCATTTTTTTATAAGGTTTATTGCTGCAATCTCATTTTTAACCTTAAAATTGCCCTGCCTATTGTTTGCAAAACAATACTTACATCCAAAATTACACCCTCTGTACGTATCTGCTCTAAAACAATTGCCACACATAACAAATTGTGAAGTTATATTTATCGGGTTTTTGTATAATTCAGTTTTTTCAAAACTGTTTTTGCCATCGCTCATTTTTAAATATTTTTACGTTAGTACTTTTAATTATCATTCGTGGTATTATTCGCCATACAGTCACACAACAACGTATAAATGGCATAGAAAAAAACGCCACTTATACAAACGTTAGCAAACATTAAAACGATTTGCTAACACGTAATATAAATAATATTTTAAATTTTCCCACCGCACTTTTGTTTTTTCAAAACAATTCGGTTTGGATAGTTGGATTATATGAACTGTCATATCTTTTATTTTGTCCTTTTGGATATTCTTCATGTCCAAATCTTTTTATTATTTCTGTTTTCAGCTTTTCTGTTTCTTTTTTATTGTTTCCAATTACATAAAAATACCTATGCTTTGGAAATTCTTTTTTCATTCCATACCCTTTGCTTAATAAAAATTCTTGTCCAGATTGTCCGTATTTATCTCCTAATGATTTGCGGTGGTATGTTCTTCCGTTTTTAGTCCAATTTGTATCTGAACTACTCATGCCTGTATAAATCCAATTTGTAGCTTGGTAAATATATCCATTGTGGTTCATTCCTGAATCAGCATAACTAACAATCTTAATCGGTTTTGGTAATAGTTTTAATGATGAAGAAACGAAAAAAGAAAGTACATTTTTTTCAAGTCCATCATTTACAACCAATCTGTTTAATTCTACAAATTCACTTCCATAACTACTATTTGCAGGAATGCCAAAATTACAAATCCCTATTAAAAACTTATTTTCATAAAGTCCAAAACAATACATTGAATTAGGTATTCTGTTTGCATAATGTTTTTTTAAAAACCATTCCTTACCTTTATATTTGTCTGTACTTTTAACTTGATATTTTTCTTTAATTCCCATCGCTAAAATTTAAAATACTATTCATATTCCCATTCGTTAGCGGTAATGCCTTAAAAAAGTTATTACATAACTCTGAAATATTGGAAGTAAGGCACATACCGCTAACATGCGGTATAAAAAATGCCTTAGTTCGTGCATTTAATAAACGGAAGTGCATATTTACCAAAAAAGAAAAAAGCCCGCCCGCTTTGGCTTTTTCAAAGCCATTAGAAATCGAATAATGTAGCATCTTTCTTATAATTAGTTACCAATATTTCAGTTCGTCTGTTTTTTAAGTTTTGGCGTTCGCCAATCGTTATTACATTCAAATTTCTTTGTTTTGCTTGCTCGATTATAAACGGATGATTAAATTCACTCATAGCCCATTTACATCCTGTTTCCTGTAAACTATCAAATAAATCATTACTGTCATTTTCTAAAAATCCATCTTTATAATTATCGTCAGTTCCTAAATATGGGGGGTCGCAATAAATCAAAGCATTTTCAACATCTTTATCACTTAACATTAACGCCTTTAAAAACTTTCTAAAATCAAAATTTGCAAACTGAACATCAAAAAGCATTTTATTTGTAAGTGCTATTTTTTCTCCAAAGGCGTTTTTTTGTGAAACTACAACAGATTTTGAGCCTCCATAGACAATGGTTGCACCGTATCCATTAAATGTAAAATTTGAATGTAGTAATAAAAATAATGCTCTTTCTATTTGTGTTGTTGGAGGCGTTTCTTTCCAATGTTTCAAAAGTTCAGAATGAATTGGCATTTGATAAAACGCTGTTTCAAGTTCTTGATAATTATTACTAACTACTTGGAACAAATTAAAAACATCGCTATCCATATCGTTAACAATATTAAATTTAACTTTTGGCTTATTAAAAAACATACCGCCAGCACCGAAAAACGGCTCTACATAAATAGAGTGGGTTGGAAAGTACTTTTGTATTTCCTTTGCAATCTTTGTTTTATTACCTAATCTTCTTAAAATCAAAATAAAAACCCTCCCTTTTTTTCTTTTTTTACGTTAGTACTTTTAATTAACATTCGTGCGTATTTGTCGGCACTTTTCATACCGCTGTCCGTTAGCTGCAAGTGCTACATTTGTTCACTTAATCAGCTTTTGTGGGTTCATCCGTAAAAGAAAAAAGCCCACGCTCTTTGCTTTTTTCAAAAGCATTAAGGTTTTCAAATCGTTCGTGTATAATATCAATACTAAATTGGTCATTCTCAAATGCAGTCCAATTTCTACCTAATACCTCACAGGCTTCACATTCACTTCCACTTCCTGCAAATGGTATTAATACATTTTGTTCTTCGTTGCTACTCGTTTTTATTATCCGATAGCACGCTTTCAATGGTTTTTGTGTTGGATGTTTTACTCTCTCTGTATGTATTAAATTACCAACGGTTACTTCATTAATGTCATTCCATACATTTCCACATCGTTTATAATTTTCTTTTCCTTTTTTTAATCTGCCATGATTTTTTGCTATCTCGTCAAGGTATGGGGTATTGCAAATAAAATCATTTGTCTTTGTAAAGTAAATAAGTTCTTCTCTTATAAACATAAATCCCTTTTTTGAACCAATACCCTTCTGTTTCTTCCATGTAATCCAATCTTGAAATAAAAAGCCCATTTTTTCTAATATTTTTATTTGCCCGAATAAAGGATGTTCTTTATGTTTTCCTATTCCTCCCCATAAATAAAATGTTCCAGTATCTTTTAAAACTCTATTACATTCAGCAAACCATAATTCACACCATGCTAAATATTCTTCTTCTGTTTTCCATTTGTTATCCCAATTATCTTTAACTATTTTAAAATAAGGTGGGTCTGCAATTATCAAATCCTGACCATTGTTAGGTAGTAATTTTAAACCCTCCAATACATCCATAAAATATAAAAACCCCCCCCCTATTTTTTCTTTTACTATCATTCGTTCATTTATTAAAGTTTGTACTAAATTATCCGCACCAGTCAGCTAACACGTGGTAAACGGCATTAAAACGACCGCTTACCACTATCCGTTATAGGGCATTTGCTAACGCTCTATCTATTCTTTTCTTTTGTATTTCTTCTGTTCTAATTGGGTCTGCCTTATGGTTTTCGACACCTCTATAATATGCCACCCTTAATGCACTTATTACATCTTCTGTTCTTTGGTCATCAGGTAAACTATCAAATATATCTTTTATTTCAATCATATCAAAAACGCCCTATAACAATAGATAAAAACAAACAGGGCTTGTAAGTCTGTGGTTATCTCTCAGGGTTAATACTGCCCTGTCAGTTCTTATCTTAGCCGTTATAAACAAGCGGTAAAAACATTTTTGCTATAATTTGAAACGGAAAAATAACCGCCAGTTTATAACAAAGTGTATATTTCAGTGCTGCCGTTCATTTAATAAAGGTTCGTGCGTAAATCCAAAATATTTTAAAATTTTCCTTCGCTTTCGGCTTTTTCAAAGCCGTTTGAATAAATATTTGCTTTGAAAAACTCGTAATATTCTAAATTACAACTACTCAACTCAATGTAACTTTTATTTTCTTCTGGGAAAGTATGTATTGCCAAATGGCTTTCTCCAAGTAACCACAAAGCAGTATATCCTTCTGGTTCAAAATAATGCTCTTGAAAATTAAGTATATCAAATTTACTTAATCCAAGTAAATCACTATAATTATTTTTCAGTTTTTCTGGATTTATTTCTTTAATCCATGTTCTAATGTTGTAAATTTTAGCTTCCATAATTCTATTTGTTTATGTTATTAATTATTTTTTTCTGGTCTTCTTTGTAAAATACTAATACGTTTTGATGTTTTTTAACAACTTTTAAATATCTCATATTTGGTTGAGCTCTTAATGCGCCTGTTCCAATTGATTCAATTAAAACAATATCATTGTACAAATACATTCCATTTCTTTTGAAAATCTGTTTTATATCATCTGGCATCAAACGATAAAATCCATTTTTATCTCTTACATCTCCAATAACAATAAAAGCGAATCTATTATCTTTTAATGTTTTTATTGCACCTGAAAAAGCATTATCTAATATTTTTAAAAAATCATTATATTCTTTTTGATTGCTGGCATCATTTTTTAAATCGGAGTACACTTCTAAGTCAAAGTACGGAGGACATGAGAATATTAAATCCTGCGTGTTCTTTTCGACGTGAGATAAAACATTTTGTCCATCGTCACAATAATATTTGCAATTAAAATCTTTTGTACGTTCTTGATTTATATCTGCCTGTTCTTTTCTTATTTCAATTCCGGTAAAATTATTATTAAGAAAACCGGCAACATATCCAAAAACAGTATCTCCTGCGAACGGGTCTAAAATGTTACAATTATCAAAGCCAAACCATTTTACACAAATCTCTGCAAGAACTGGGTCTAATATCGAAACAGTTCCTTGTGCTTTTATTTTTTCGCTAACTGGGTCACCACTCGATTTAAACAATGTAGCAGTTCTGCTTTCGCCATTGTCATTAATTAATTTCTTCCATCTTCTTTTTCTGTTCTGCCAGTATCCTTGTCTGGTATCAAATATAGAAAATGGAGGAATGACAAACATCTCTTTTAAATCTTTGTTTACATCTATTGGGTTTCCCCATAAATCTGTATTTACTAATTCTTTGGTTTTTTCAAAACCATTTTTTCCATCGCTCATTTAATTAAGTTCATCTATAATTTACCGTACAGTTGGTAACACACAATATATGGCATAGAAAAAACGCCACATATTGCCATACGTTATCGGCAACCTAAAAAGACAGCGTACCTTGTTTGATACTTTCTGAAATTCGTTTGATTGCCTTGTTAATATATTCTTTGTCGATTTCTACTGCCGTCAAATGTAGGTTCATTTTATCTAATCGGTTGGCTTTATCTACCGCCAAAGCAATTGAACCGCTTCCGAAATGGGTGTCTAAAATTTTCATTCCTTCCTTTGTAAATTGGTGTAATATCCATTCATATAATTTAACTGGCTTTTGTGTTGGGTGGATATTTATTCCTTCTTTATTCATAAATCCTTTGTCAAGTCCGTGGCATCTTTGAAAAGTTTTTATGCTAATATCAAATGATGTATAAATTAATTCATTATTAACTGAAGACATACCGTCTCCCATTTTGTCCCAAAAAATCCATCCCCTACTAATAGGTAAATAATTTGAAAAATAATTAGCCCCGAATACAATTTGATTTTTTGATATTCTTAATACTTCATCCCAGTACATATCGTTAGGTCTTTTTTTATCCCATTGTTTCTCATAATAAAGAGTATTGAATTTGCTTTTATTTTTTGGGGAATCTTTACGACATAGTTTATCGTGTATTCCATACGGGGGGTCAACAATAGCCAAATCGAAATATTTATCTGGGTATTGCTTCATAATTTCCATACAATCAGCGTGGAAAAGAGAAAGAAAAGGCAGCCGATAACACTCGCTATATGCAATTTGGGGTTCGGTGGTATTCGTAGTTTCGTCCATTTAATTTACATTTTTATAGTTTGATAGTGCAGTGCTTTTAATTCCCAAACTGCACATAGCGGAAACGTTATAAATAAGCGGGTTTGTGAACGTGTCCGACACGTTTAACAGCGTATTACTTTGCGCTTGCAATCGCTCGCTGAATCCATTAGCCAAACCCGCCATTTTATAACA